CATTGGCGCGGAAGGTATTTAGATACGTCTGTCATTATGATACCGTCCCTGTGAATTCATATATGATAACACGCCCAACCATTCTTTTGAACGTGAATATAAAATCTCCAAAATCTTTGTATTGAATTAAAATACATTCACGTGGTTTCGCTTTTTCAAATTCAGAAATTATATCCTCAATTGATTTGTGATTTGGATTTGAGTTGTGGCATTCCAGCAACTTATTTAGGTTTTCAATTCGGTTCATTTACTTGTCCTTTCAAAAAAAACAGCTACCAAGCACGCGGTGAAACTAGGCCAAATGAAAAGCCTCGCGCGCTTGGTAGCTGTAAAATTGTAATCATTTCGTTATCCGGGTTTCACTCCGTTGATTGATCCATAAAAGCAAACGTGTTCGCCTTGTCAACTCCTTTGCTGCTCATTGTTTTAGTTGTGGGAGTTGTTGTGTGGAAATGTTGCGTTGTGGAATGTGCGGGCGAGCCGGATCCTACCACGGATTGTTAAAACCGGCCCGCCCGCTTTAGTCCCCACAACTAAAATAATGTCGTTTGCGCTGTCTCGCGTTCGATCCGCTCGCAGGCGGCGTTGTAGTAGTCTTCATCCAGCTCCGATGCTGTCAGCTTCATCTTTGCGTAATGCGCGGCAATGGCAATGCTGCCGCTGCCGAGGTGCGTGTCGAGTATCTCCATCCCTTCCTCGGCGTAGTTGGCGAAGATCCAGTCATAGAGCTTTACGGGCTTTTGGGTTGGATGGATGCGGCTTTCTCCACCTATGTCCTCAAACATTTTTGCTGGCTTGTCGTATGATGTCCACGCCATCTCCCATCTGCTAAACGTTGGCATATACTGCTTTTTGTCCCAACAAAGAACGCATCGCGTTGGCGGCAGGTCAAAGTAGTTTCCGCCCCATACTATCTGCTCCTTGGAAACTCGCCGCAACTCGATAAAATATGATTCATCTGGCGCAATGTCCCATTCGCTGTTCATGTTTTGCAAGGCGCTATTCTTTAGCTTTCCTGCGCCCTGCGATAGTCTTTTCCCAATCCCATACGGCGGATCAACCACGGCCAAGTCGAAGTGCTTGTCTGGAAACTCGCGCATGAGATCCATGCAATCGGCGTGTCTTATGTCTAGTCTGTCAGTTTTCATAGCTCGGTAAAAACGATCTCCAGTCGCGGATTGTCGCTGTCGATTTCAAAGCGCACGCCGTCAAAGTCCCATTCGGAGTCGTCCTGGTTCATACAATCGGCCACGCCGTCGAGGTATGCCTTGCACATTGCGGCGGCGTTGTCCTTGTCCCGGCGTCGCTCGTTCGGCCAGTAGAAGTCTAGGCGATACGCTTTGAATTTGATGATTCCGACTTGCGCGAACGCATGGACGCCAGCGAGGCGGCGAGCTTCTTTCTTCTTGCGTGCTGTCACGCTCCAATGCCCGCGAGCATTAGGCGACAAGTCGCGCGACGGTAGTGGGAGTGTGATTTTAGTTTCCATATTCGATGCTTTCTACCTCAATTCCTAACTTGCGCGCCGCGTTTAATCCCGCCCGTTTTGCATTTTGCTTGCTTGCGTATCCGTCATCCTGATACGAGCAAATGTAGATTTTCCCGTCAGTCATTTCCCATGTCCATCGGCCAATTGGAAAAATGGCACTAAAAATTGATAGCTTCATCTTACTCATAATAAATATCCAATCCAAGCGCCTGAGCTACCGTGTGTTCGCATTGTGCGCCGCGTGAGCATTCCCACCCTTCTAGCATATAAACCGCGTCAGCGATTAACAACTGGTGGATAGAGTAGCGCATATATTCGGCGTGCGTCATTGTTTGATCGCCGCCAAAGTTCGTGGCAGGATTAATGACGGCGACTGGTGCGCCATTGTTGCTCCATACCTCTTTTACTCGCTCTGCCGCCGCGTCAAATGCCGGCTTGTTATAGTCTTTGATGCCGGTCATTGGCCCGGCAATGTATATCGTTTGTTTACTCATGCTGATTTCGTCAGTTTGATTTTTTGCTGGTCGTATTTGTATCCCCACGCGCGGATGCGGTGTGACATTTGATTTAGAGTCATCCCGAATTTTTTGGCCACGTCGCTCAGTCGGTAGCCGTCCTCATTGACCATTTTGATCATCTGGCGGCGCTTGTATTCGGAAATGCGCAACGGCTTACTTTTGAGCCGTGGAATGTCGATTGCGAATTTCTCAGCCCACTTGCGCGCACTCATTTGATCAACGCCGATGTCCTTGCATACGGCTCCGATTGGCTCGCCCGCCTTTACGCGATCCGCTACGCGCTGCGCTACTTCCTTCCGGTTGTCGTCGTTAAATTTCGGCCCGACTTGTTCGCGCACGTCCTTGATGACTTCCCCGAATCCGATGCCGTGCGTAATACCGCCGCCAAGGGATGAAAGACCTTCCAGGCGCTTAAACCCCTTTGTTTTGCATTCGTGAAGGAAGCGTGAGCGCGCCACTTCTGCGTCAAACTCGGCGTCAGTCATTTGCGCATCCATTAACCGATTCATTTCTTGTGCTGATTCTGCGAGGCTCATGACTGTGTAATTACTGCGATGATTGTTAGCATGATGCAGCCGAATATCCCGCCGACTACACAGATGGCAGAAAATAACATCTTGTCCATTTCTTCTGGTGTTTGATTTTTCATGTTTTTATTTTCCCATTTGCTCAGGGTGGAAAGCTGAATCAACTGCTCTCTTGTATTTTTGCTTTTCGATTAGGAGGTTGATGATCTCCGTCTTGTTTAGGTTGCGCCCGGTAACTTGCTTGTAAAGTGAGTTGATGTCTACATCGGAAGCATTTAGTATCAAATCTTGATCATATGATTCGATTACATTTTCGTTATCGGTGAGAACCACTAGCCGATCCATGCAGACTAGTTTTCCGTCAATTAGTATCGCGTCTTTCATAGTTTTAAAGTCGCGCGGATTGCCCGCCGCGCGCGGGGTTGATTTTAGTAAACCGGCTTGATGACTGAAACGCCCTCGCCTAGTGAAATGATTTTAGCAGGATGCCCGCCTTCTTCGATGATTTCTTTTGCGTCTTTTGCGTAAGCGTCGATCAAAACAAGATGAGTTGTGAATCTGTGAGCAAGGTTGCCACGGATTGTTTGAATGCCACAATCTGATAGCAGGTCGCGCAGTTCGGTGAGCATGTGGCAAATGTCTTCTGGTGTTGGCATGATTCGTATTTTTTAGATTTTATTCGTCGGCGTCGTGCCTTCGATGTATAAGAAAAAAGACTTTCCCGCCCGACTTGTCAATACAAACTCAAATTATTTTCAGATTATTTTGCGGCGTCCGGATTTCGTGCGCGGCGATCTCAAGATATTTGCCCGAATAGCGAACCATAAGCCGCTCGGTAACTTTCGCCACGTCCGGCCCGGATACGTTCGCCAGCATGTCCGCCGTTGATTCGTAAGCAGGAAAACCGCGTTCATTGAGCCACTTTCGCGCCTTCGTGCTGCCGTATCCCTCATAGTCCAATAGAAGCCATTCCTTGACCAACGTCAGCCCGCAATGATACTCCACGCGCACGCTGTCCGGCTTGCCCGCCTTGCGATGTAGGCGTAGCGTCACAGCGTCCACGTTCATCCATTTCGGCTCGTTCAGCAACATGCCCCGGCTGGCCTTCGCTTCGTGCATCTTGCGCTCCTTCTCTTCGGCTTCCGCCCACGCTTCGCGCTGTTGCGGCGGAATAGTCCACCCGCACGAAGGACAAGACTTGACCGCCCGGCTGAATACGTTGCCACAATCGCCGCACGTCGCCAGTTTGATCTCGGTATCGTCCGCCAAGTCAATCGGCCCGTGTCGGTTGATGTTGTCGCCGTAGTCCAAGATCAAGCAGTAATCCTTGTCTGGATGCAATCGCAAGCCACGTCCGACGGCTTGCACCAATAAGCCCTTGCTTTGTGTTGGTCGCAACATCGCCACGCAATCCACGCGCTTTGCGTTGAAGCCTTCAAAAAAACAATCCACGGACAGCATAAATTGGAAGCGTCCATCTTTGAACTCGTCCACCAGGCGCTCGCGTTCCTTGATCGGCGTCGCCCCGATAATATATGGCGCATCAATGCCGTATTTGATAAGCTCCTGCTGAACGTGCTTGCAGTGTTCAATGTCAATACAGAATACAATCACCGACTTGCGCCCGGTATCGCGAACCGCGCGCACCATGTGATTTACCGCCTCCGAAACAACGTCGCCACGGTCTACGCGCTTCGCTAGGTCTTTCAGATTGAACTCGCCAGCAGTCTTTTTGACGCCTTGCAGATCCAGCTTTGTATGCTCGCCCTCGACGGTGCGCAATGGCGACAAATACCCTTCCCGAATCAAATCGCCCACGTTCGCGTCATAGCATACGTGATTCAAGATATGATCCGCGTGGCAGATTGCACCGGTTCCCATGCGATACGGCGTTGCGGTCAATCCTACGACGCGCAAGTGCGGGTTGCGCTCGCGCATCGCATCAATGAACTTTCTATATTTGCCCTCGCCGCGAACCGGGATGCGGTGCGCCTCGTCAATCAACAAAACATCCTGCGCCGGGAAGTCGTCGGCCCGCTTTGCCACGCTGTCGATGCTGGCAAACGTCACGCTCTTTAATGTTTCGCGCCGCTTAAGCGATGCCGCGTAGACGCCGATTGAAAGCGTCGGCGCGATGCCATGAAGCTCGGCGGCGTTCTGCTCCACCAATTCTTTCCGGTGCGCAAGAACCATGCAGCGCAAGCCCGGACACGTAGCAAGCCACTCCTGCAATGTAATTGCCATCACAAGCGATTTTCCCGCGCCCGTTGGTAGAACGACGCAAGGATTGTCCTGCCGCGTGCGTAGCGCGTCATTGAGCGCGTCAATGGCTTCCCGTTGGTATGGTCTAGCTGTTAGCATCTACCTCGTCCCATAGATTGAGTGTTTTAAGGAATGCTTCGGCTCGTTGGGCGGCTGTTGCGTGGATAAGTCCGTATTGGCTTATCATTGGGTTATTTTCGCAGAGTTGACCAATATATAGGCCACATTGCCTTGGTGGAACAGCTTCCCATGAGTCATCCAGCACCTTCTCCGCCTCGTGCATGGCGTTGAGGTCGTTGAGGTAGTCGGGAACTCGCTCTCGGCTAGTTGTCCCGGATACATTACCGATCCAAAGATCGTTGATATTCTCCCACCCACACGCTTCAGCGATGGCGATTCTTTGTTCTTGTTTTTTCATAGTCTTGTATCCCCTTATTTATCGTGTATGGTCTAGCTGTTATATAAGAGAAGAAGCCTCCTCGTTTACGTTCGCAAGCACATCCAGCATTTTAGCTAGGTCGCTTCGTCGCATATCATAAGTCTGATATTCAGCTTTCTGTGTGTAGGGGTTCCACTCTCTCCGCTCCATTGAAAGAAATTCGTTTCCGTTGTCGTGGATAGTGAATGTTTTGTGTCCGTCTTTGATTTCTAGTGTTTTCATAATGTTTTGAATTAAAGGTATAACCATGTAGTAGATACAACGCCTATCGGCGTGCATCAATACTAGCGTTAGCATTGGAACATCGCTTGAAAGAACAAACAAAGTTGAACGCCGTGGAAAACGCCACCAAGCACTAGCCAATATGGGCCTCGCTCGCTTGAAATTCCCGCAGCGAAACAACAAAGCACAATGCAAATCATCAATGTAATTATCATTATTCTATCCCCTTATTTATCGTGATTGGCGCACAATCGCCATTATGTCTAAAAAGCCCGGCGCGGATCGCCACGCCGGGCAGAATAAAAATTGCGGGTTAGGTTTAACGACATCTTTGCCACTTGCGCGTCACAGCAAGCACCCGCTCGGATTAAATGACGGCCAGTGTCACGCTTGGCTTGCGCGGCGTAGTTGTCACGAATTT